GAGCAGGAACTATCGCACCAAATTGTGGAAAAATCGACATAATTTATTTTTGTTTTTTAGTTAAATGTTTTTCTTTTTACTCTTAATTTTGAAGAATCAAGTCCACTTACTGCTTTTACTTTTAAACCTTGTATAAACACATCACCAGTGTTTGTTTTTCTAGACTCTGTACTTATGTTTTTAGACTTAGCTAACTGATCCTTGATAGCATCAGTTTTACCTTGTTCATAAAAATGTTGGGCCATAGCATCAGCATTTTGTGCTGTATATAAAGCTTTATGATATTCTTTGTGTTTAACTATTTCACCTTCTTTATTAAGAAACTTTCCTATAAAATTTGAAATATCACTTTGATTATCAGCAACACTAGAAGGATCTTTAATACTATATCTAAATTTTTTATCTCCTACATTAAAATCAAAACCTTTGAAATCGTTGTTTAAAAGTTCTTTAGATCTGTTTTTAAAGTCTTCTCGTCTTTTATTATATACTTCTTGTTCTTCGTTGTGTCGGTTGAAAAAATCCATAGCTTTTTGCTGCTCTTGGGTTACGCCGGGTCTCAACTTGATTTCCTCGTAATATTTACCTTTTAAGCTTTCCAAATAGTTTTTGGCTTTTGCAACTTCTTCTTTGTACGCAAGTTTTTTCTTTCGAACATCCCTTGCTTCATCTAATTCCTCATCAAATGAAAAAGAATCTTCTATAATAAAAGATCTTTCTTCACTATCTAAATGAGGTTTAGCTGCTTTGTAATATTCATGTAATAGAGCATCGTTACTTATATTGCTATAATCACGATTTAAACGAGCATAGTCATCAACCGTGCCGCCTGTTTCCTCCATAAACTGAACTAATTTTTCTATGTTCTCTGGTAGTTTTTGTGTTTCAACTTCCTGAGGTATTTCTTTTTGTTCTTGTGAGGCAGTGGTAGTTTCATTGCTTCCTGCCACTCTGCTCTCGTCAATGTCACTGTCTTCATCTTTTATTTCTTGTATTGGTGAATCTATTGTTTGTTCTTCAACATCATTTTTATCGGACTCGACCCGTACTTCTTTGTCCACTTTTTCGCTAGACTGGGTAGGTTCGCCCACATCCACTTTCTTTGTTTCTCCGACTTGAATGGCATCTTTTGATTCTGTTTTAGTTTCTTCTTTTTTACTTAAATCTACTTTTATAGGCTTCATTTCATCTTTTTCACCTAATGATTTCATTTTTTTAGCAGACTTTATTTTAAACTCGCCTTCAGTTTTTACCGGCGTAGTATCACTAACTTTTACTTCTTCTTTTACTTCTTTTTCTTTTTTTGACATAATATGATAATATAAAATTAATAACTATTGTTAAGGACCAAATTGTTCTAATCCAAATCCTCCTAATGAATCATTTTCTGATTCAAAATCTGTAGGTAAAAGATCTTTTTGTCTTTGTTCAATCATTTTACTTTGTTGTGTAGCTTGTATACGTGTTCTTTTATCTTTACGATCCTCAATTTCAGCTTCTCTAGTTGTTTCACGACCTGCTTCCATTTGTGCTAATTGTAATTTATATTGAAACTCTTCAGCCATTAATTGTTTTTTAATGTTAGCCTCTTGTTCCATTCTTTCAATTTCAAATTGAGATTTAGCTTGCTCTATCTGTATTTTTGTTTCAGCAACAGCTTGTTCTTTTTGTACATCAGCTAAAGCCGCTGCTTCTGAGGCTTTTTGATTTGCTTGACCTTGTGCTTGAATATTTTCTAATTGAGCAGCCCTATCTTTATCTTGTTTTCTTTTCTGCTTAATTTTAAGCATTTGATTAGCAAGTTTTATATTAGATATCTCTCTTAAATCTATTGCATCTTCTAATCCAATATTACCCGCTTGTAAAGCTATTTGTATACTTTTTTCTAATTGAGCTTGTTCTTCTTCATCAGGTTCTAACTCCAAAAATATACCAAAATCATGCATGTGTAATTTTTCTACTTCTTCTAATGTTGATGTATTAAAATTATTTATGCTTTTAATCAATGAATCTCTAGTAAGAGGAAAATTTAACATATCTGAAACTCTTAAGCTAATATTTTCGCACGTTCTTACTGTCATATACATTAATGACTGTAATATATGTCTTGTAGCTGTATTAGAGTTAGCAGCTGCTAATTTTTGTAAACCAACTAAAGCATCTTTATCTGGAGTACTTCCATCTCTTGCTTCATTTAATCCTGTTACGTCTCTTATCATTTGTAAATAATACTGATAAGTTTGTATCATTGATTGTATTTTAGATATACCAGAAGAACTTTGTAGTTCTTGTATAGGTATTTTACCTCTATTAGGATCACCATCTTGAGTTAATGATCTACCTACAACGCTACCAGTTTGAAAGTACATGTTTAGCGCTTCTGCAGGATTATAATTTGTTCCATTACCTAAATCCACTTCAGATAATCCATCAGCATCAACATATACACCATCAGGAACTATTCTAGCAAGTACTTGTTGTAACTTCAAATGAGTTAATTGAATCATATCTGCAAAACCTATAGTTTTACTTACAATAGATTCTATTCTACCTTGATACATTCTAGGTGCTGATAGTATATAATTCATATTAACTTTAGTAGTATCAGCTATAGGTCTTGTCATGTTTTCAGCTAACCTCCAATCAAGCATTGTATCTCCTAAACCTAAAACTTTAGCCCCAGTATATAAAACTTCAATTGCTCTTGACGCTCTTTTAAAATTATCACTTTCTGGTGGTTTCCAAAAGTCTGGCTTTTCTAATGTTTTTTCTAAACCTTGTTCAGTTTGTTTTATTTTAAATACCTGATCGTGATATGTTTTATATTCAAAAAATAATACTTGAACCATATCTTGTTGGTTTTGACCCCAATAACTATTGTTAAAAGAGTTTCTACCTGGATATTTTTGTATTTGTTCTAAATCTGCGTTTGTTAAATTAGGAAATTGTTTTTTTACTTCAGATAATGATAAGTTTTTTACTTCTCCTACATAATATAAATCTTCAAAGTTAGGATCTTCAGTGTAAGACCAAACCATATTAGCTGGATTTACATACTCTGTAGTTATTCCTTCGGATAAATTAAAGTTAGTTTTACAAGCACCTATACCTAAAACTGTTAAATCATAAGCTATTTGTTTTTTAATTTGATCAAACTTATTATAACTCAACACTTTATCTATAATTTCTTCTTCAGCAATTTCAATACTTTGTTTATAAGATAATTGCATATATAAATCTAACTCTTCTGGATCATCTGGTAAAGCTTGAGGGTTAGTAGATGCATAATAATTTCTACCAGTTTGCTGAGTTAAATTAGCTATACTTTGTTTTTGTGTTATATCTCTTAACGCTGCTTCAGCATAGTTTGTTCTTGTTTTTATACCATAAGGATCAACAGCAAAAGATTTTATTTCATAACCTCTTTCTGTCATACCATTAACTACTATATCTACAAATTTAGATAAAACCGGTATTGGCTTCCAATCTAAATTAAGATAAGATAAATCACCATTTATAGCTAATTCATCTTTATATTTTTGAACTGGTTGTTCACCTCTTGCATATAATCTTAGTCTGTTAAAGTTTTGAAAATTATCAATAAATCTATTTTGTCCACTGTTATTTCTAAACCATTCATGCTCAATAGCTTGAGCTACTTTTAAACCATATTCAAAAGAATTTTTCTCTTCTTCAGGTACAACCTGATCTGGAAAACTACTGTTATAGTTAATGTTAATCATTTATTTTGATTATTTTTGAATTTACTCCTTTATTGTTATATTTCTTAAAACCTAAAGGTATTTTAGATATAGTTCTTTTCATACTTGGAGAATATCTATTTTTATTACAAGCCATTATTGCAAGTCCTGAACTAATAGATGCATCATGTAGTGTTCTATTATTTATATTAAAACGAGCCCAGTCTTCTAATGTTTTTTGAAAATACATATCACCATAACCTTCATGTGTTATACCAATAAAATTTTCTATATAATCTTCAATAGCTGCCGCGTGAGCTTGTTTAATATCCTCACTACTATTTGGTATACCACCTATTTCTCTTTCAGTTACAGATAATTTGTTGTAAAGTTTATCTGGCCTATTTATAGAATATCCCCTGTATCCTCTTCTTTTTAAGTAATATAATAATCTAGGTTTATTATTTTCAGCAAGTATTGGCATACCGTAAAAAACTAATGCCATTAAAACGTCTTCAAAAAATATTTCAGCTGTTTGTGGTCTTGCTATGTATTCTAAAAAAAACGTATTAGGAGGAACATCCTCCATTGAAAATTTAGTTAAACCGTGTAAAGCTCCTTTAGAACCTCTACCATCTACTGTTCCAGAAATATCATAA